CGGACTGATCGGCGTGACTCGCGACCTCGGCGCACCCCCAGCCGCCACCGCCACCATCACCTTCGGCGACCTACTCGGCCACACCGTGCCGGCCGGCACCCGCGCGCACCTGGCCCTCGCTGACGGATCCGCCGTGACGTTCCTGGTGGAACCGCCGGGGCTGACGGTCGCCCCCGGTGGCGACGATGGCGTGGTCAGCCTGATCGGCGACATCTTCACCTCAGCCGCCAACGGAACCCCCACCGGCACCGCACTGGTGATGGCCGACCGGGTCAGCTTCATCGACTCGATCGTGCTGGCCACCGACGTCGCCGACGGACGCAATCCTGAGACCGACGGCGAGTGGCGCGACCGCGGCGTCGGCCGGCTCTCCCGACTCTCCGAGACCCTGGTGCTGCCGCGACACTTCGTCGCCGCCGCGCTGGAGGATCCGCTGGTCGGCATCGCGATCGGGCTGGACAGCTACGACCCGGGTGGCGCCGGGGTGCCAGGCGACGACCCGGGACACATGACTGTCGCCGTGCTTGATGAGGCCGGCGCGGCCCTGTCCGGGCCGGCCAAGGCGGCGCTCGAGCTGAGCATGGAGGCCAGTGCGCTGGCCATCCTGGACGTGCACGTCATGGACGCGGTGGTGGCGGTGGTGGCGGTGGCCACCACCGTCGTACCGGTCGCCGGGACAGTGTGGGCCACGGTGCACGATTCGGTCGCCGTCGCCATCGAGGGCTACCTGGATCCGATCGCCTGGGCCGAACGCGACGGCGGCGCCACGATCTACCACAACGAGATGGTGTCACTGATCGACCAGGTCAGTGGGGTCGACCGGGTGGTCAGCGTGACCGTGGCCGCCTCCAGCGCCGACTACGCCATCGCGGGGATCGCCGCGCTGCCCAACGCGGGCGTCGTCACCGTCACCCAGGGGCCCTGATGACCACCCCGCTGGCCGGCGAGCCACTCCCCGGCGACGGGCAGGTGCCATACATGACGGCGCTGGTGCACCGACTCTACAATCGGCTCCCGGAGATCATCCGGGTGCTGGACGCCGCCGACTCGTGCTGGGTGTTCAAGCGCTACCTGGCCGGCGTGCTCGACCTGGCCGGCCAAATCGGCGACCTGATCGACGGCATCGCCGGCAACGACGCGATCGGGCCGGCCGCCCCGCAGCCGTGGGGCCTCTCGGCGGCCGAGTTGGCCGTGTGGCTGGCCAATCGGACGCAGCTCACCTCGGTGCTGGGGGATCCGGTCGCCGCCGACGCGGCGTGGCTACCGTGGCTCAGCCAGCTCGTGGGCGCCCGGGTCAATCCGGCGGCCAGCGAGCAAGAGCAGCGCGACGCGATCAGCTCCGCCACCTCCGGCTATCGCAGCGGCACCCGACAGTCGATCATCGACGCGGCGAAGTCAGCGCTGACCGGAACCCAGCGAGTGGCGCTGCTGCTCCATCAGATGCCCAGTGGCGGAGTGATCGTCCCCGGCACCATCTGGGATCTCACCATCGTCACCCGGCCCAGTGAAACCGCGGATCCTGACGAGGTGCTCAACGCGGTCATCCGCAGGGACGTCAAGCCGGCCGGGGTGACGCTGTGGGCCTACCCCTATGAGGCGAGCTGGACCGATCTGATGACCGACTTTCCAATCTGGACCGACCGTAACGCGGCCACCTGGATCGAGCAGGGAGAGGCGGGACTGTAATGGCGGAAACCCGCAGCGCCTTCTACGAGTGGCCGGCCTACAGCGCGGACGCCGACGGGGCGCTCTCGCGCACCGACTGGATGGAAGCGGTCGCCAGCGCCGAGTCGCGGATCGCCTACGACGACGGGGTCAGCAACGCCGTCCTGCCGGTCGATCACCTCAAGCCAGGCCGCTACGCCCGTCAGGACGTCACCGGCGGCTTCGCGCTCTGGCGGCGCGGCGCCGCCGCCTGGGAATGGGTGGGTGGCCCGGTGATGGCGGTGCGCCGCTACTTCCGTGGCGCCTTATCCGCGGACGTGGTGTGGAGCACCGACGTCGCCGCGGCCGCCGCCAGCGCCACCATGACGGCCGGTGGCGAGCTGGCTACCAGCGGCGCGGTGCGCACCCTACAAGCCGCCGTCGGCGCCGACCTTACCGACCCACTGGACCCGCTGACCGCCGGTCGGCTCTACATCCGCACCCGAGCCACCGGCGAGCGGGCCACCGTGGCGTCGGCGCACGCCAGCAACGCCGGCAACCTCTACACCGCGCTGGACGCCGGTGGACAGGCGATCTGGACGGTGGACGCCGCCGGGCGCATGCAGGCCCGGCTGGCCAACGGGTTCGGCGGCGCCAGCCCGGTCACCGGGATCCCGGTGTCCTCAGCGGCGATCGTCGGCGTGGCCGGCGCCGGTGCTCGACTACACGGCTCAACCAGCGCGCCGGTCAGCCCTGGACTCGAGGTGTTCCGCAGCGTCGGCGACGCCGCCGCCATTCTCACCGCGCTGCCCGACCACATCACCCTCGGTCGGACTCCGTGGGCCGGTGGCGAGATATCCCTGGTCGCTCCCACCCTGAACAGCGTCGGCGCGTTCACGCACGCCGGGGCGTTCGCCGCCAGCACGGTAGCCTCGATCGGCGCACTCACCGGGTGGGGTGGCCACGCCTGCGTCACAGTGCCCAGTCTGGCTAGCGTGCTCGCCCCCGCTGTCGACGATCTGGTGTTGCTCGGCACCGATAAGATGATCTATCGGTGGACCGGGAGCACCTGGCTGGCTGTGGCGCACACCGCCGCCGACGGCCATGCCCGCTACTCCAACGTCGTTCCTCAACCGCTGCCCGGGTTCACCACTCGCAAGGTTTACCTGCCCACCGCTCTCACCGCCACCGCCGATGTCACACTCACCGCGGGGACGATTTCCACGGGCAGCTACCTCACTCTCAATCGTGGCGGTGTCTGGTCGGCGGTCGGCGGAGTGGGATTCGGTAACGGCGCGGGCGCTAACTTCCGGTCGGTCTTTCTCGCCGATGACGTCAACACTCTCGCCTGGCAAGCGAACAGCGGACGCAACGACACCACGGTGCTCGCCTTGGGCATCGCCCTGGAAAGGAGGTTCCCCACCGGACAACGGATAGCCCTGTGGGCTTACCACGAAACAACCGCCGCTGACGTGGATCTCGTTGACACCGGTGAGGAAACCGCGTTGTCGCTCACCTGGTTGCGACCATGACGGAACTCGAACACTCCTATCGACTGCTTACGGAAGTCGATAGGCAGAAACTCCGACTCGAGCGGATCCGATTTATCGAAGCAGATTTATTCCGCGCGTTTCTTCAGTTGGAGGAGGCTCTTTCCGGCGACGAACGCAACAGCGTGGCGCGGGAAATTCAGTCACTTCAAACTCGGTTGGTCCCGCATTACCAGGCGCTAGGGTTGACCATCACCGTGCCAGGAGTCGACGCCGTGGACCCGCCGGTAGACAAGGCTGGAGAGTGAACGTATGTCCACTATGGTCGTCCACATGATACAAGGCGATGAGGCTCAATGCTGCTGATCCCCGGATTCACCTATATCGACCTCGGTCTGGACGGCGGACCCTACGACGAACGCGCCCACCCCAAGGTCTGCTGGCACATGACCGAGGGCACCAGTATCGCCGGTGCGGAAGCCGCGTTCGCGCCGTACCCGCCGCACGCCATCTACGAACCGCGCACCCGCGGACGCCGGCAATACATCTCCGCCGACCTGCATAGCTACGCCCTGAAGGGTGCCGAGAGCGACGATGAGTATGTGATCCAGATCGAAGTGGTGGGGTTCTCCGCCGCCGCGCCTTCTTGGCCGGATGAGTACTACCGGAACATCGGAGTCGATGTGGTCCGACCGCTCCGCGAACTACTGGGCATCCCGGACGCGCATCTACGGTTCTACTCCGATCGCGAGGGTATCGTACTGGCCAGTAAGAACAGCCCGATCCGGTTGTCCGACGCCGCATTCCGGACTTTCTCCGGTCATCTCGGCCACCAGCACGTACCCGCGCCGGACGCGCACTGGGATCCCGGCGGGTTCCGATTCAACGAAGCGATCAGCGCCAGCTACCCACCAGTAGAGGAGACCGATATGCCTGGCATCGCCTACCCCTTCACGCTGACCCCGACCCGCCCCCCCGGTGCACCCGAGAAAGTGGTTGAGGTGGTGATCCCCATGGTTTGGCAGGGTGGCGTCACCGGCTCGAGCGAGGTCTACGTCGCCATCTCGAACGGCAACGCACCTATGAAGATCGCTGTCGCCGAATGGCAGATGGAGACTGACCACGGTCAGGATGTCTTTCCAATGTTGCCGGCGGGCACCGTGATCGCCGCACGGGAAACCAGTGGGGGCAAACTGGCCCCGCCCGGCACCTACTCCCTGATCCTCGACTACGACTCGCCGGTGGGCGGATCCGTCATGATCGAAGCCCGGTAAAGAAAGGATCATTGCCATGAGGAATCCGTTCAACCGCGACCCGGTGCTGACCCTCAACCTGATCGCCGCGTTGATCTATGCGGCGGGCCTGATCTTCGCCAACCTGACAGTGGAGGTGCAAGGCTGGCTCAACGCCATCGCGGTGCTCGTGGTCAACCTGATCGCCGCCGGCCTCGTTCGCGCCGAAGAGTGGGTGCCGATCGTCACCGGGCTTTTCAAGGCGATGATCGCGCTGGTGATCGCGCTAGGACTGAACCTCTCACCCGAAACCCAAACCGCGATCATGTTCATCGTCACCGCCGCCCTGGCGTTTCTCGCTCGCACCCAGGTGGTGGCCCCGGTGGACGTCAACGGCCGGCCGGTCCCCCGCGGTACTCCGGCGCTGGCCGCCTGAGCACCGCGTGTCGGCTTGCCGACCAGGGGGCGGCGTGATGCCCTTAGCTCATGGCCGACCAGACACCGCCCCCCCTGGAATTCAAGGACCTGCCGGCGCACCCCGGCACCGCCGTGCCGGCGCCGGTGCCGCCCGGCGACCGCATCGGCTACGAGGTCGAGGCGGCCGAGACCGAGGAGCCCGATGAGACGCCGGCCAAGAGCGGCGGCAAAGCGACCACCCGCAGGACCGCCGACAAGGAATAGCGGTCAACCCGCCGAGTCGGGCGGCCCGGCGTCGTGCGCCTGCAACGTACGCACCGCATCGAGCAGGCGCAGGGTAGCCAGTCCGAGATCGCTGGACTCTCTCGGTGACCAACCCATCAGGGTAGCCATCGTGTCGGCCTCTTCAGCCCATTGCCGGGCCGCCTGGACGACGTCAGCGACAAGCTGCGGCGTTCCCGCCGTCACCGGTGCCAGGAATGTCACCCGATCAGCCTGGTTGATCAATGTGAGGTGACTCCTGGTGGCACCGGTCACGAGCGCGGCCGAGCATGGAGCGAGCAGCCGCAACCCGGGCGTGTCAGATCGGCCTCGAAGCTCCTATCGGCCACGTGCTCAAGCACGTCCAGCGCGTCTTGCACGCTGCGGAACCAGCCGGTGAGCGCCCCCGCCGCGCGCCAGCGCACCATCGCCTCATGCTGGGCCACCGTCGGCTTGGCATGGCCCGTCTTGCCCTCGAGCTTGACCGCCCGGCCTTCCACGCACGCGTCCACATCGGGTTCGCCGATCTGACCATGGGCGCTGCCGTGCACCTTGCGCGCATACCCGTATTCCAGCGACTGGATGTGCTTGATCACGTCGGCCACGATGGCGCCCTCAACGCGCGGGCGGGGCCGAGCGGCCTTGCGTTGCGCGGCCGCGCGCTGTGGCCCGGAATCATAGGGGGCATCCTGCACTGGCGACTCGTAGTCCAGATACGTCCACTCTTCGGGTTTCCAGTCCGGGTAAATCGATGTCGCGGAATCCATTACGCGAAGACCTCCAGGTCGCCGGGGATAAGCTCGGTCGTTCGCACATGCTGGGAGGTCGCCGGGGTCAGCACGCGCAGCTCGCAGAAAGCCCTGGTCAGGGCCACGTAGAACTGTCGGATCGTTTCGTCGATGCCAGCCTGGCTGCGCAGGGTCCGGGCAGCAGCCGGTGATATGTCCGGTGACACGTACACGACGTCAGCCGTGGCGCCCTTCACCGAGTTGTGAACGACCGCACCACCACTCACGTAGTGGTGGTGCGGCAGTACCTCCAAACTGTGCACCTCGCCGGTGTACTGCTCAACGCTCATCGTCACCGGTAACAGTTCGGGCCATCGCTTGCCCGTCGATTCGATGAAGTCCTCCGGGGTCACCGGAACGAGGAGGTGACCGGCGAGGGGGAGCAAGTTGCGAGCTTCGGTGAGGAACGTGGCCCGCATGTCCGAGCGGTTCAGCTTGCGTCTACTTCGGGCATAAAGCGGAGCCTGCTCATCGAGGCCATATGCATCGAGGAGCACCTTGATTCGCATCGACACATCTGCTGCGGCAGCCTCGTGCACCGCGTGCAAGTCAGCGCTGGCAACCTCCCGACCCCTCGCGGCTTCAAACGTCAGGCCCGGAATGCCAAACCTGGCTTGGGTCAGCGCCTCGGCCATAATTGCCTCGCGCTTGGTGTCGTAGACGCCGAGGATCCAACCAGCATCCGCCTGCTCGGTGGCTAGCCGCCCGCCCACACCACCACTGCGGTAAGGGCGATGCCCCGATGCGCAGTGGCCAACCCGCCACCACAGACCACGACGCATCAGGTAGACGACCCATCTACCGAAGAAAGAGTCAGCAAAAGCCACCCGGACGCGGTGATCCGGGGTAACCCGAGTTCGGCTACGCTCAGTAGCTAACGTGAACAGTTGACCACTGTAAGAATTGATAGCCCGAGTGAACGATGCCCCTTCGCCACGAAAACCGCGAACCAGGCCAGCCGAGGTGTTGTAGCCAACCAGGCAATGTGTCCCCGGCATCAACTCGCCAATCGGTACGTAACCCTCCGTTGTCAACACCGGCTCATCAGGCGGAGAGCAGTGGATCGTGCCGACAACGATGCGCGGTTGCTCGGCGAGCGCCGCGGCGCCGTGCATCCGCGCGATGTGCAGCGGATAGCCAGCTACCCGCTCCTTACTTTTCAACAACGCGCCAGAGAGCCAATCGATACTCGGTTCGGTGGCCAGTCCGAGCGCCTCGGTGGTCAAAAACAGGTCAGCCACGTCCTGGTAGGGGACGGGGGCGTTGGCGTTGAGCCGGCCGATCGCGGCCTTGGCACCGTTGCGCATCCCGGCCGGGCCCAGCTTGACCAGCTCGATCCAGGACTGCATGTCCGCGCCGGTCCAGTCGCGCTCGGCCAGCGCGAGGTAACGCTGCACCCGCTCGGCCGTGGTGGTGATGCCCTCGCCGGAACGGCCCAGCGGGTTCCACCGGCCTTCGGCCGGCCGGTACGGGTTGTGGAACGGAACGCCTTCGCGACGCAGGTTGTTGATCAGCGGGTCCAGCATGTAGGTACAGGCGGTCAACACCATCGCGGTGCGCCCAGCCTCCACATCGGCGACCAGCTTGGCTACCAGGCGGGGATCGGACACGCGCAGCGGCAGGTGAAACGCCGCCCCCTGGACCTGCTCGCCGGTGTCGAACTCGTAGGGGTCGCCGTGCTCATCGAAGCGCTGCTCGGTGACGGTGCGCGGCAGGTAGCTCTTGTCACGGCGCCGCGAGCCGAGTCGACGCACCCACCGCTCGGCGGCCTGGCGCACCGACTCCGGAACCCGGTAAGACTTGGTTAACAGATGGTCGACGACCCCCGGGCCCTGAAGGGTCAGCAGCGCCTCGGGATCGCCGCCGCGCCACCGGTTGATCGCCTGGTCGTCGTCCAGACCGAAAACCAACTTGCGCACGCTCTCGTGCCGGCCCCAAGCCAGCGCCAACTCCAGCTCGAGCGGAGTGAGGTCCTGGGCCTCATCGATCAGCACGAACTGCGGACGTCCCGGCGGCGGAGTGCCGTCCCTGGCGCGCTCGAGCGCGAGCGAGATCATGTCACTGAAGTCGACGGCGCCGGCATCTCGTTTCCAGTCGGACCACCGAGTGGCGAAATCGCGCACGTTGGGGGGCCAATCCTCCGGCGGGGTAAGCGTGGCACGCAGCCGGTCCATCGCCGCGAGCAACTCATCTCCGCTGGCGGCGAAACGACCGTCGTCAGCGGCGCCACCGGTGTCGGCGGTGGCCGCACCGGATTTCCGGGTGTCGGGGGTTACCCGCCATTCCGGGTCTACCTGTGAATTCCAGTCGGTGATCACCCGTCGGTCCAGGGCGACCGGCGGGCGGTCGAGTTGCCGGAATGCGTGGCTGTGCAAAGTGCCGATGCACCTCGGGTGCGGTCGCGGCCCTTCGCCGGGGAACCGACTGGCCATTTCCTTGGTGGCGGTCACACTGAAACTGGCCAACAGCATGGATTCCGCACCGTATTTGGCCACTGTGGACCGGATGCGCTTGGACAGGTGGGTGGTCTTGCCGGTGCCGGGCGGCCCGAAGACCCGCTCAACCGCGCCGGGATAGTTGGACTGATCATCAGGGAGGGGGGAAGAGGACATCGAAACCTCACCTCCTTGGGTCGGTGACTCTGTGCTGGACGGTAATGCGGCTACGCGTGACGCTCTAGCGCCATCGCCAAACGGTTACTTTCCGCAACCACGTCGACCCCGGGACGAACCGGCAAGTCGGTGACGCTGCGAAACTGTGGACAGTACGAACGGAACGGGCAGCCGCCGCAGTGGCTACCGACGTCCGTCGGGAACAGCGTGTCCACGGTGCCGGCCGAGAGGTTCAGCCGTGCCTGCCGATCCCGGCGCGCATCGTCGACCAGCCGATCGCGCAGGCGCTGAATATGCACCGGGGTCAGTACCTGCACCCGCTCGCGGTTGATTCGTGTGGGGTACAGCCCCACGGTGATCGTCTGAGCCCAGGGCCAACGTTGAAGAGCCATCAGGCCGTAGAACGGCAGCGCGTCGTCGGCCACCGGCTCCCAGGTCACCGTGCCGCTCTTCCACTCCCGTACGTGCAGGCTGGTCGAGCCGGTGCGCAGCACCAGGTCGGTAACCGCGTTGATCGGCTCGCCGTCCACCTCGAGACTGAACGCCAGTTCTACCCCGAGGATCGCTGTCGGATGCGGCGGCGGGATGGTCCGCAACACTTCGAAGACCTGGGCGAAAGCGGCGGCCCGCTCGATGCTGGACAGCATCGAGGTGTCCCGGTGTTCGCGCATGGCGTGCTCGGCCACGGCGTAGTGCCGCGCCATCAGGGGGCGGTGTCGGTCGCCCGGTTCGCCGGTGGCGCGCTCGGCGAACGCGGCGGCCAGTCCAGCGTGGATGACCCGACCGCGCAGCTTACTAACGCTGTCGGGCTGGGCCGGGACGGCATGCAGGATATGACGAAGCAGGTACTGCCGGGGACAGTGCCGTAACAACGAAGATCGCGCGGGTGACCAGGCCATGATCAGCTCGCCGGCCCATCTTTGATCTTGTCTTCCTGCGCGTGCACCTTGGTCACCTTGCCCTTGAAGCTCACTGAGCCGAACACGAACACGTTGTCCGGCAGCTTCAGCAGGTCTACCTCTTCTATCCAACGTCGCAGGTCTCCGAGGGTGACGCCGCCGCCAACCTCGATACCGCTCTTACGGGCCATGGGTGACCTCTTCCTCGAACAGGCTTGCCTGGCTTGGGTCTACCGGAGGCTGCGACCGGGCCAACCGGCGCCCTTCGGCACGGCGCCGCAACTCCTCGCTGAACTCGATCATCGCCTTGACCACCCGGCGGCCATCAGCGAGGGGAAGCTGATCCCAGCTCTCACCCCGGCTGTAGTGACCCTCGATCAACCCGGCCCGTACGGCCGCCATGTCGGCGAGTAGGTCCGCCGCGTAGCGCTTAGCCTGCTGGTGGTTCATCGGTGATCCCCACCTGCCTGCGCAGCGCCGCCAGCTTCTCCGCGGTCAACGGGACGGAACGATGTCGGGCACTGTGCTTCCGCGATTTCGGTGGCTGTGCGTCATCGGTGTTGGCAGTGTCGAGATCCGGCGGATCGAGGCTCTCACTCTGCGCATCATTCACGATCAGAGATTAACCGAACAAACAAGGTTCGTCAACCCGGGCCTGGTCACTCCATACTGGACAGCCAGCCATTCGCCAAACGTAGGTGTTCAGCGCGGTGATCCCGTTCCCGGCGCCGCTGCCTGTGTCGCAAGGCCCACCAAGTCAGGCCACCCAGAGTGATGCTGAATAGCACCATCGTCGTCGTGATCAGCGCTATCGCCGGCACGGTCACCAGGTCCTCCATTGAGTACGCAGCCCGGTGCGCCCATCGGGTGCACCCCTGCGGTACCTAACGATTCCCCGCCTTCACAGATACAGTCCGGCATCCCATCGGTGATAATCGAACAAACAGTCTCCGCCGGCACCGGCGCGAAATCCCACACGTCAACGCCTACGTTGATCTGATTGCCCTTCACTGTCCACGCGTTGTGGACGTGACCATGCAACAACCATGTGGCGACACCCTTTTTGCCACAGGGCGGGCGGTACTCCCGATACCGATCCTCCCGTTCCCCACTTTCACCCTCGTGGGGGAAGTGCGATAGCAGCACCCGTGCTAAGGGAGGCTCGCCGAATCCACGTCGCAGCGCATGCCGCAGCGGCAATCCGCGCGGGCCGGCGATCGCCACCCCGGTCACGACACCGCTGAAGCCAGCCGCCCGATAGCGCTCCACCCAGCCGAATCGTTGTCTGGCCTCGCCGTAGCCGGCGAAACAACGATCATGATGGCCGGCCACCAGGATCTTGTGACCATGCAAGCGCGACACCAGCGCCAAGCTTTCCTGGATTGCCCCGAGCGCCAC